GCTCAAGGTGGTGGTGATGATGGTGACTTTACTGTGAATGCAACCAAGGTTGTAAACGTTAAAGGAATGGATGTTCGACTTCAAGCAGAAAAGATTAGTCTCTCTGCAATGAATACGATGAATATTGTGTCGAAAGGTTTTATGGAAATGAACAGTGCATTTGTGAATGTCGCGGCTGCTGGAGATCTTGACTTGACTTCGATTGGTCAATTGATCAAGGGTTTGGGTATTAGCACAAAGTTAAGTATCGGTTAATATGGCAAACTCACCAAAATACGGTTTTGAACATAAGTTGGTTGTAGGAACAACAGACGTATCCTATCTTCCAACAGATGCAACTCCAAACGGAACTTCTGTTCTGAACGGCCCAGTTTTTATTGGTTTGCCTCTTTCTGCTCCAGTTGCCAAAGCGGTTTTAAATGTTGGCCCACCAGCCCCACAAACGATACCAGGAACAAAACCACCACTGGTCACTCCGATCAGTGTTTGGGTGGATGGTCAACATACTCACGTTGGTCTTAAAATTCATAAAGGTGTAAGAACTCAAGAAGGATTAAATGTTGTAAAGGGAGATAGAATCACCAAAGGTAATGTAATTACCAAAGGAAGACATTTGGTAAGTGATCTGGTTAAGTCTGAACAATTCATTGGTGGAAAATTCATTGGTCAGTTTCAAGGAACAATTAATGTTCAATCTTGGAAAGGATTTGACGTTAATCATCCAAACAAAGAAGGGCATCGACTGAGACACATTTGTTTAGAAGGCCCAGAAGCTGGTGTTTATATCCGTGGAAAAACAAAAGATTCAGTAATCAATCTACCAGAATATTGGGTGAATTTTATTGATCCAGAAAGTATCACAGTAACTCTTACTCAGATTGGTTCTTCTCAAGATTTGATTGTCGAAAGAATTGAAGAAGACAAAAGAGTTGTGATCAGATCTGGAAATGGATCTGATATTCATTGTTATTATGTCATTCACGCTTCACGAATCGATGGAGAGCCATTGATTATTGAATACGAGGGAGAAACTCCTGCTGATTATCCTGGATCATCAGATCAGTTCTCTATCGCTGGATGGGACTACAGTCGAGGATCTTGACAATTCATCAAAAATGTTGTACTATATAAAAATGCGCGGCTGTAGTTCAGTGGTAGAACGCTATCCTTCCAAGTTAGATGTCGCCCGTTCAAATCGGGTCAGCCGCTTATAAGAGGAATCATCGATGAGAGACGAAACTCAAAGGATTTTAGTCGAATACGAGAAAACAATTGACAAAAATCTGAATGTCATTGAACAGGGTAAGTTTCTTGTTGATGGTTTAGCAGGTGTCAGTGACACAAGTCGTGTTGGTATTACACAAGATGACTTGATTGCATTAGAACAACAAGGAACTCCTCTAGATCGTTCAATTCAAGATCGAATTAACGATTACAATCCAATGACAGTCAATGTAGACAGTCGTCTTGTTGCAATCGCAAGTTCAATCACCACAATCAAAACTGAAATTTATAACTTAATTGTTCAAGCCATTGGAGCTGGCCCTGGAACTGGATGTGGGCAATCCACTGGTATTTGTACAAACTACACTGGTGGTATTTCAACTTGTTTGGTTGGATATGGTCAATTAAAAAACGATCTATTCCAAGTTCGTGTACAAAATATGAGTAATAGATCTTATGTAGATCTCGATCCCGCTTCGTATTCAACCTCTACATTATCTTCTTCGAAAGATGGTGGAACTGCAATCGGATACACCGCGACTATTGTAAACACAGGTGGATGTTCGAGTTATTATACTCAAGTTACAAACAAGTATGCAGAGATCGATACTCTTAGATCTGAAGCGGATACACTGATTTCAACAATCAATGTTGCCAAAAGAGAACGGTCAAGTTTACAATACGAGAGATGGGCGATCTTCTATGGTAACGAACAAGCTGCACAAGAAAACACCAGACTCAGAACCACATCATCCAACATTCAATCATCCACACTTGAACCTTACGTATGAGACCTGAAACACGATATTCAATGGAAATGTTATTTGGTGCTAAGTGGAATATTCCAACTGCCGCTCGTAATTGTGGTCTGACCAATAAAGAGATGAAGATCACATTTAATGAATACTGTCGTTTACACCCACCTACATTTGTGGTAGAATCAAAAGATCAACTCAGTCTGTTTTGAGTTTTGATGGCGGTGTAGCCCAATCGGCAGCAGGCAGTTGACTTAAAATCAATACAGTGCGAGTTCGAATCTCGCCACCGCTATTAGAGGATTATCCTCTAAATACACAAAAGTAGGAAACATCCTATGAAGTACCGAATTGATGCCAGATATGTTTGGTATAATCAAGGAACTCAATTGGTTCTGATGTATTTTATAGAAGGTATTCCATTTACTTTTGACGAACTTCCAGACGAATCAATTTACGATCTGGAACTCATATCAGTAGCGGACAAAGAACGACGTTACGAACCAGATAATTTGTATAAAACATCATTCTATTTGATTGATGAACAATGTCATCCAATGTTGTTCGAACTCGAACTGGAAAATCCAGAAATGTTACCTGCTGATTGATTTTTGCTCCTAAAGCATTTAGTGGCGATGTACCTGACTTGTAATCAGGAGAGGATGGTTCAATTCCGTCTGGGAGCTCTGAGTTCATAAAACTCCAATGTCATTAATTTCACAACAAGACCGTCAAATGGTCATTGAAGCATTAGAATATTATATCTACGATATGGAAAAAAATAACTGCAACGATGCAGCGATTTATTCTTACAATACACTTCTGAACTGGATTCGTTTGGAGTATCAAAAGAATGAAAATTAATCTCTGGCATTGTAAAGATATGAATCAATGGCGTTGGACGCTCTGTGATTCTTCGAGACCCATTCGTCGTCAAGAATCTGGGCAACAACCACTTCTTCGTGATGCAATGAATGATGTTGCAAATACTGTAGAATTTTTGTTGAATGAAAAGTGATTATCACATTGACAGAATCAATAAGTCCGAAACCGCAGAATTACTTCTGCGGTTTCATTATTTGAAAGATCTGTCAAAAGGTTTCAAAGTAGGATATAATTACGGTCTATACAAGAATAATGATTTCTGTTTTATGAACATTGGTGGTGCTTGTGGAGTTTGTATCTTCACTGGATTACCTGTTCCAGAAATCGCAAAAGGTGCATTTGGATTAGAAAGAAATGAACAACAAGGGCTCTTCGAACTCTCAAGACTTTGCATTCACCCTGATACGCAGTCACGCGAATATAACATCACTTCTTGGTTTGTGTCACGAGCGATTAGACAACTTCGGAAAGATACTGAAGTTAAAGCAATCATTTCTTATGCTGATTCAGATTACCATACTGGTACAATTTATCGGGCTTGCAACTTTAAATATGCAGGTCTCACAGATCCTAAAAAAGACTTCTACTTTGCAGACGGAACTAAACACTCTCGTGGAAGAGTCAAAGGTGCGGAAGGGGAGTGGAAAGACAGAAGTCGTAAACACAGATATGTGATGGTGTTTGATAAAAGTTTGAAGCTGTTATGGGATAAATAACTAAAAAAAGACTATAATGGCACTTACTAAAATCACTGGTGACGTTATTGCAACAAACACTAGCATTACCGCAGTTGGCGCTACGTTTACTGGTAATGTTTCGATCGCTGGGACAATTAGCTACGAAGATGTCACCAACGTAGACTCGGTTGGTCTGATTACTGCAAGAAGTGGAATTAATATTACTAGTGGTGGATTGATTGTTACTGGAGTAAGCACGGTTTCTGCAGGTAGTACTAGTGCTCCATCAATCAGCCCAAGTGGAGATACGAACACCGGCATCTTCTTCCCATCGGCTGATACGATCGCTTTTGGAGAAGGTGGTTCGGAAGTATTAAGGATTGATTCATCTGGTCGTCTCTTAGTTGGCACATCTACAGCGCGTAGTAATTTCTTTGGCACAACTCTTAGTTCTTTAACTCAAACAGAAGGAACAGGTGGTTCTACTGCACG